GACTTCCGGGTCATAGGCGGCTGCGTAGAACTCGCGCGATACGTCGGGGAGCATATCAACGATGATGACGTCGATCTGGTGGGGGATAGCCTTACCAATCTGCTCACCGCCCACGATACGCTTGAAGGTACCGTTAGTGTTGGTGGCAACGCGGCGCAGACTGCCGCCAGTGGCGATCTTATCTGCCAGCCGCGAAGCACGGCGCTCCGAACGTGCGGGGAGATTGTTTTTAAGGGTAATCAGCTCAGTCATGTCATTCCTCACTTGTTAGAAGGTTTAAGAACGGTGATGGCGTACTTCCGGTCTTCCTGTAAACCGGCAGGGTGCAGGTTTGAGTTTTCGTCAAGGAACTGCCGCATGTTTGTGGTGTGGATACGCTGCTCCAACAGGAACAGTGCGTCCTGCTCCTTGATGAACTTGTACATGGACTCCCAGTCGGTCGTCCAAAACCGCGACTTGATACGGCGTGTAACGGTGCCTTCCGCAGTGCGCAGGCTGTCGACGTTCTGGTCGTTGCAGAGCTTGAGCAAGCGTTCGCTTACCAGCTCCATCTGGTCTTTCAATTCACGAATAACCTGTTTATGCTCGTCCTCTTTCTCGTCGATCTTCGCACGGATGCGACGGTAAACCGCTACCAGCTTGTCAGCTGGGATATCCTCGTCCATGGTTTGCTCCTTGTGGTTGGACAGCCTGTATATCGCTTACATTATACAGTGTCAACAATCTATTGGAAGATTTTCCGGTACAGGTCGATCACCCGTTCGTGGTTCGTGATGTTGCCGCGAAGCATGTTGTACACGTGTGACTCGGCTTCGCTACCCCGGATGTGCACGATGGTCATGGCGTTCTTCTGGCCGGGGCGGTTGATGCGGGCGTTGGCTTGCAGGTAAGTCTCTACCGACGTCACGGGCGCGTACCAGATGATTGTGTCTGCCGCCGTAAGGGTAAGGCCATGGCTGGCGGCCTGCGGCTGGATGATTAAGACGTGGGGGTCTTTGGTGTTTTGGAACTGGTCAATCAGCGCCGCGCGTTTGTTTACGGATACGCTGCCATTGATAACGCCACAGTTGATTCCTTTCTTCTCCAGATGCGCCCGCAGAAGCTCTATGGTGTGAGTGAACGGCACAAAGACCAGCACCTTATGGCTTGCCTCCTCGATGACTTCCAACACGGCGTTCAACCGGTTGGACACGTCGAACTCCAGCACCTCGCCTTTGTCGGTATAGACAGCGCCCCCACTGATCTGGAGCAGCTTGTTCATCTTGACCGCTGCGTTGACGGCGCTGACTTCCTCACCCGCAGCTTCTAGAATCATGTCGTTGCGTAGGTGACTGTAGTATTTAGCCTGCTGGGGGGTAAGCGGCGCATCACGGTCCACATAAGTGACTTCCGGTAGGTCGAGGCAGTCTTTCTTCTCGAACCGAATAGCCGGCTGTAGGACATTATGAACGATCTTCGGGGCTTCGGGTTTGGGTGCCCACTTAAATTTCGTCACCGGATACATCGTGCTGGAGCGGAAGTGCGTGTAATACTTCGGGGTCCCTTCCGGGTTGACCAGCTTGCCCAGCCCGTACGCATCCAGTGGTGATTGTGCTGCTGGCGTACCTGTAAGCATCCACAAGCGTGGGTCCGTGTGCTTCAGTATCTTATGCAGGAGTTTCCAGCGGTTGGTGGTGGCCGTCTTATACGCCGACGCTTCGTCCACGACGATAAGGTCAAAGCCGCCCGCCATGATCTCGTCCAGCACGGTGGCCACACCGTCAAAGTTGATGATGACGAACTCAGCCCCAGCTTGGATGATCTTGCTCCGCTGCTTCGCAGCACCATGCGCCACGCTGCACGACCGGTGCATAGCAAACTTGAACAGGTCCTGCTGCCATGCGGACTTCATGATGGACAGCGGACACAACACAAGGACGCGCTTGATGAGCCCCTTGTTCATCAAGTAGTCGGCGGCCCATATGACGCTAGCGGTCTTACCCGTACCTTGCTCGTTGAAGCAGAACGCACGCCTGCGAAGTGACAAGAAAGACGCTGTGGCCTTCTGATGCTCAAACGGCGTGAGCTTACCCGTCCACTGGTAATCTCGTAGGATGGGGGAAGGAGGGTTAAAGCCCAGCGTTGCCAGCTTCTCGGCTTCTCTATGGCCCCAGTGCACCAACACACCTTTTTCAGTGTAAGCGCTCCTAAAAATGGTTTCGGTAATAGCAGACGGGTCATCGACGCTGACAAGCAGCGCTTTGTTTTCAATAATTTGCACTAGTTTGCTCCTAGCTGGTTACTTACTACGTTTGCGCTCTCGTGCGCTGGTTTCCGATACGAGGTTGCCTTTGCTATCCCGCTTGAACGAGCGATTGGCCCCTCGGCCTTCCACCCGGAGTCCATCGCTGCTGCTGCCACCCTTGTCTAGCGCTTTGACGTGGGCAACGTCCTTACCGTCACCCTTTTTGACCTTGCCGGTCTTCATCAGCTTGGCGCGGGCGGCGTTGCGGGCAGCGCGATTCTTTTTCTGCTCGGGGGTGCCTTGGTATTTATCGTACTCGTCGCGGTAGTCACGTACTTTTCTGGGCATCTTCGACCTCCTTCACATCGAAGTACGGGGCCATCAGCGTGACGGTACCTCCTGTGGCAATTGACTTAGCTTCTACCACATCGCCGACGGCACCAACAGTTCTGGTATGTATGTATATGTAACCGTGCGCGTCAGCCCGCGATTGGTGATAGCGATCAAGACTTGCCTTTAGGCTTAACAGTCGCATCAACGCCTCCGTGGTCGCCAGTGTTCGCAGGTCTGAACCGGACACCATCCACATAGCGCGCTAGACTTAGCGTTCCACACACCGTTGTTCATCGCGTCTGACAGGCTTTCCAGTTGAGGGTCAAATACGCTCATGTAGGTAGCCAAGTTCTCCCGTTGGTGGGTCTTCCTCGGCATCTCCTGACTAACAACGTACAGCAACGCTGAATTGATCGTCTCGACATCGGGGAAGTGAATGAACACGGCACCTGCCAGCAGGTCAAGCTGCTTCATGTCCGCGTACTTGGCGTTCTTGCCGGTTTTGTAGTCCACCAGCCATGCCTTGCTACCGTTCACGATGAGCAAGTCAGCGATACCCCGATACCAAACGTCCTTATCAAAGAAGCCACAGGGTTGAAGCTCTTCAGTTACCCCTATCTTGATCTCGGCGTACTTGGTGCCTTGCTTCCTTGCCAGTGGCTCCACGATGGGGCGCATAAAAGCAAACTTCTCGGGGATAGGTGTGCCATTCGTGATGAACAGCTCAGCCGCTTCGTGGACAGCGGTCCCGTAGTCAGCAGCTTCCCCCGGCTCATCCTTGACGTCCTTGACCACTTTCAGGTGGAAGTACTTCTTCGGACACTGGTCGAAGGTTTTGATAGCTGAGTAGGACCAAGCAGTCATCAGGTTGTGAGCTCCCGCGCTAAGCGCTTTATGTTTGCTAGTAGATTAGCGTTAGCATGTTGGGATGCTTCTGTCTTCTTGCCATGAGGGTATACACCCGCCAACCGTCCGCCCAACCGCACCTTGTAGTGCTTGGAGCCGGCCTCAACTTCCCACGGTATTCCCGTAGCGTTAAGCGCCTGTTTTACTTTTGAGTCTAGTTTCATAACACCTCCGGTATGGGGGCAACCGAAGCCGCCCCCACCCGCATTACAGTCGGTCTGCGACCAGCTTGGCGTAGCCGGCGATATCAAGGAAGTTATCCTTGTGCGTCGGGTCGCCATACACGACACGTCCCATCTTGTGGGCGATCATCTCCATGCTCTCACGCATGTCAGCGTCCATGGCTTCCCAGCTGGGGCTGCTCCGCATGAGATACTTCACACCCTGAATGAACTGCGCCTTGCTGGCGTAGTCACCGTAGTCGTTACCCCGCTCGACCAGTACTTGCTCGACGATGTTATCCTCGGAGACGACAGGCTCGGACTTCGGTTTGGGACCCAGCATCATATAAACGTAGCTTGGATCACACTTAACGCGCTTGGCTACATCGACTCTGGACAGGTAAGGGTTCTCACGCGCAACTTTCAGTATCTTGTCTCGCTT